GCAGCGAACCCGACCGCCACGGCCGACGAACTGGCGGCGATGGCGCTCGCCGGCCGTGAACGCAAACCCAGCACGCCACGGCCGAGTTGCACCGTGTGCGGCGCAACAACGCACGACGCCAGCCGTTGCCTGCTGGCCGACACTGAGGAGCAGCCATGAGCGAACGCATCGCCTGGCGGGTGAACATGTTCAACCCCGACGGCAACACCGCTGCGATCGAACAGTTCGACGGCCAGGACAAGGCCGACGAGTACGCGGCCGGTGTCCGCCGCCGGCACCCAGACTGGGACGTCACCGTCGTCCCGTGGTCCACCCGCTAAACGTTTATCCATAGCCAGTCGCATAACCACCGCCGCCCGTCGCACTACGCTGATGAGAGTGGTTCTCACTCTCGTTCTGATCGTCGTCGCCGCTGTCGCCGCCAAGGCGGGGATGGCGCTCGTCGCTCGACGTCGCTCGCCCAGCTCGAGCTCGGCGCCGGGCAGGGGATGCGACTGTTGAGCCGCCACCACCGTGACGGCGGGGCGGCACGGCTGCGTCGTGCGCGCTGGCTTGCGTCGACGGACCGTCGGTGCGTGCTGGGTCTGGCCGGGTGCCGCCGGGTCGCGACCACCGTCGACCATGTCGTGCCGCTGTCCCGTGGTGGCGCCGACCTGCCGGCGAACTGGCGGCCCGCCTGCCGTGCGTGCAACAGCCGCCGTGGCGCCGGGGTGACCGACGGCGCAAACGGATCAGCCGGCGGGACGGCACCCCCACCGATCTGCGCCGGGCTGTTGGCCGACGTGCCGGCGCCGACCCCCCAGGGGTGGGGGGGAGGCCCGACCGGTCTGGTCGCCGGGGGGGCTGGACACCCCCCTTCCGTTCCCCATTCGGATCGCGCTCAGGTTGGACCGGGGTCCGGTGGCTGAGGGCCCGCCGCCGAAGCTGGGCCAGCGCCTGGGCCACCGCGCGGACCGCAAGCCGGTCAAGCCGGGTGACGGTCTGCCGAAGCGGTGGCCGATCCCCGACGGCGACTGGCTGCCGGAGTCTCGCGCGTGGTGGGAAGCAGCGACGGGCAGCGTAGCGGCTGAGGTGGCGTGGCTCGAGGAGGATCGCCCGAAGGTGCTGCGGCTGCTGCACATGGTCGACGTGTGGTGGCGGCAGGTGACGTCGGGCGACCCGGCCGAGTTGGAGCGGGCGTGGCGGAACACGGCGCTGATCTTGCGGGCTGAGGGCGAGCTGTATCTGGGGCCGGCCGAGCGGGCGAGGGCCGGGCTGTCGGCGGTCGACCGTAAGTCGATGTCGGCGAAGCCGTCGAATGCCCGGCAGCGGTTGCGTGCGGTGGGTGGCAGCGATGCCGTGGGTTAGCGCCACCGAGTGGACCGAGCCGGAGCGCACCTTGGGCTGGCAGGTGGCGGACTGGGCCGAGGAGTTCTTGCGGGTGCCGGGCGGTGCGCAGTACGGGCAGCCGATGGTGTTGACCGGCTGGCAGCTGCGTGCGCTGGCGGACTGGTATGCGCTCGACGTGGATGGCCGGCCGTTGTATCGCCGGGGTCAGATCCGCATGGCGAAGGGCACCGGCAAGTCGCCGCTGGCTGCGGTGGTGGCGTTGGCCGAGCTGTGTGGTCCGGTGGTGTTCGACGGGTTGGATGCGCACGGCGATCCGGTTGGCCGGCCGCGTGAGGCGCCGCTGGTGCAGATCGCTGCGGCGACCGAGGACCAGGGCCAGAACACCTACCAGGCGGTGCACGCCATGCTTGCCGAATCGCCGTTGCTTGAGGTGGCCGGCATCGACCTGGGTGTGACTCGCACGGTGCTGCGTGGGCGGCCGGGTCGGCTCGACGTGGTGTCTGCGTCGGCCGGGTCCCGTGAGGGTCAGCCGATCACCGCAGCGGTTTGCGACGAGACGCATCTGTGGACTCGCATGAACTCGGGCCGCAGGCTGTACGCGACGATGCAGCGCAACGCGTCGAAGATGGGCGCACGGCTGCTCGCGACGACGAATGCCTGGGTGCCGGGCGATGAGTCGGTCGCCGAGCAGATCGAGGACACGGCGTCGAAGCGGCCGGGGATCATGGTGTTCGGCCCGCAGTTCGAGGCGCATGTCGAGGACATCGGCGACGTCGAGCAGCTGCGTGCCGGTGTGGCTCTCACCTACCGCGACGCACCGTGGGTCGACCAGGTGCGCATCGTGGCCGACTGCCAGGACCCGGACGTGGCCCTCGAGGACGTGCACCGGTTCTATTTGAACCGTCCGGTGGCGGCCGACGCTGTGCTGTGTGCGTTGCCGTCGCTGTGCGATGTCGGTCTGGACCACGGCGAGCCGATTGCGCTTGGCTTCGACGGCTCTCGCCCAACGGACGCCACGGCGCTTGTTGCGGTGCACATGGATTCCGGGGTGGCGTTCCTGCTCGGCTACTGGGAGCGTCCGCCGGGGCTGCCGGTGCGGGAGCGTTGGGAGGTCCCGCGTGAGCAGGTGACCGCCGCCGTCGAGCAGGCGTTTGCCCGGTACACGGTGAGCCGCATGAAGGTCGACCCGTCGCACTGGCAGGACGAACTGGGTTTGTGGCAGTCGCGATGGGGTCGCGACGTCGTCGACCGGATGCCGGTGTGGCAGACGAGCATCGTCGACAAGGCGGTCGAGGCGTCGCAGACGGCGCTCGGTTCGGGCGCACTGTCGATCTCGTCGGCGGGTGACCGTGACGGCGTTCTGGCGGCGCATGTGCAGCGTGCCCGCGTGGTGCGCCGCATGACCGGCACGCGGGTGTTCCGCAACTTGGCGAAGCCTGACGAGGGCGGGCGGATCGACTGTGCAGCGGCGCTGACTTACGCGTGGCAGGCACGGATCGAGGCGAACGGCCGCGGGTGGACCCCGCCGGCTGCGCCGGTGCAGGCGGCCCCGTTTGTGATGGTCGGCTGATGCGTCCTTGGTGGCTGGTCGTGTGGGCGGCGGTGGCGCTGCTTGCGGGTTGCGGGTGTCTGTTCGGTGTGCCGGGTGTCGGTGTGGCTGCGTTGGTCGAGGCGGTGCTGTCCGCCGGTTGGGCGTGGCTTCTGGTGACGAGGAGTGGCGATGGGTCTGCGTGAGGGTCTGGTCCGGCTTGCCGGCCTCGAGGTGCAGGAGCGGGCGTTCCCGCCGGGCTGGCTTGCGAGTCAGCTCGACGTGATGCGCTACGCCGGCAGCACGTACCTGCCGACGACGACCTGGGGACCGGACGAGTCGCCGTTGCTGTCTGGTGAACGTGCGGCGCTGACGAGCAATGGCGTGGTGTACGGGATCTTCAGAACTCGTGCGGATCTGTTCGCCCAGGGCCGGTTCGCGTGGAAACGCTACGGCACCAGCTCCAGGCCGATGGCGGCGGACGTGTTCACCGACGGCGGTTTGGCACTGCTCGAAAACCCTGCCGGGATTCTGGAGCGGTGCGAGCTCGACGTGGCGTGCACCGGTGCGAGCTACTGGGTGCTCGACGGCGGCGAGCTTCGCAACCTGCCGGCGGAGTACTGCACGATCGTGTCGGGCTCGGATCGTTACCCGGCCGACCCGCAGCTGGCGTGGGATGCACGCAAGGTCGGTCTGATCTATCAGCCGCCGGGCGGTGACCCGGAGGTGTGGCCGTGGGCCGAGGTCGGCGCGTACATCCCCGAGGCCGACCCGTCGGCCCGCTGGCGTGGCATGTCGTGGCTGCGGCCGGCGATGGAGGACGTCGCCGGCGACAACGGTGCACGCCGGTTCCTCACCCGATTCTTCGAGAATTCTGCGACGCCTAACAGCGTAGTGGTGTTCCCGCCGGACGTGATGCGTGAGACGGTCGAAGCGTTCCGCGACGTGTTCTTGCAGAAGCACGAAGGTGTGGAGCGTTCGTTCCGCACGGCGTTCCTCGGCGGCGGTGCCGACCTGAAAGTGGTCGGCTCGTCGATCAAGGATCTCGACACCGAGTCGGTGCGCACGCAGGTGCACAAGGACATCGCTGCCGCTGCCGGTGTGCCGGTCGTCGCCGCCGGCATCGAGCAGGGAACCTACGCCAATTCCAAAGAGGCGAACCGGGCCCTGGCCGACCGCAAGGTCCGGTACCTGTGGTTGCGTGCGGTTGATGCGTTCCGCCCGTTGGTCGCAGCACCGTCGAACGGTGAGCTGTGGATCGACGTGACCGGCGTGTCCGCCTTGCAGGCCGATGCACTCGACGACGCGGCGGTGATGAAAGAGCAGGCCCAAACAATGCGAACCCTTGTCGACGGTGGGTTCTTTCCAGACAGCGTGATAGCAGCCGTCACGACTGGAGACATGAGCAAGTTGGTCCATTCGGGTCAGCTCTCGGTGCAGTTGCAACGTCCCAGTAGTGGAGGTCCTCAAAATGGCTGACCGCACGCACGACCGCATGGTCGGCACCGACGACGGCTGGGAGGTGCGAGCCGCACCCGACGGCGACGGTCTGACGATCGCCGGCTACATCGCCAAGTTCAACGAGCGCACAAACATCAGCGACTTCTTCGGCGATTACGTCGAGCAGATCAAGCCGGGCGCGTTCACTCGCACGCTCGCCGACCGTGCGGGCAAGGTCAAGATGCAGTTCAACCACGGTCACGACGCCACGTTCGGGACGTTGCCGATCGGGGTGTGGACGTCGCTGCGTGAGGACCGCAAGGGCCTGTGGGCCGAGGGCCGCATCCACGACAACTGGCACACGTTGCCGATCCGTGCGGCGATCGAGTCCGGTGCACTCGACGGGATGTCGTTCCGGTTCAAGGCCATCGCCGAGGAGTGGCGTGCAGCGGCTGATGAGCAGTCGCTCGACGAACGCACGTTGACCGAGGTGGCGTTGTTCGAGGCCGGGCCGGTCGTCAACCCGGCGTATGAGGGCACGACGGTGGGGGTGCGCATGGCCGCGCTGGACATGCTCCGCGGCCTGGACCCGTCGCACTACGACCCAGTGCGGTCGTTGTGCACTACGCTGGTGGTAGATCAGCCCGTCGCCCCGGTCGGCGACAGCGGACCCGCAAGGGCCGAGGCCGATGCCCCGGTTGGCATCACCCGGCGAGACATGCGCCAGCAGGCGCTTTCCCGTTTAGGAGCGATGCCATGAGCCGCATTGAGGCGCTCGCCGCCGCAATCAACACCAAGGCCGAACGGGCGAACGCCCTTCGCGCCGAACTGTCCGAGTACGCGACCCGTGACGGTGAGCCGTCGGCCGAGGAACGTGCGCAG